CTCTAGTCTTTTTATTTTTGGTGCAGTCATTGTATGGTTTGTTTATGTCTGTGGTTAGTTCGTTGGCGTTAATCATTTGGGTGTCATTCATACACTTCCAGTGAAGTGCTCCAGAGGCAAGCTCAATAGCCTCTCGTTCTGTCATTCGTCTGTTATCCATTGAGTCTTTGGGTTAGAGAACGCTCTCTTTGTATTCCTGGATCCAACTTCTAAGCGTTGTTTTCGGCATCTTCAGACGCATTGCCTCGCTTATTAATGTTGAACCCTTGGCGATGTTCTTGGAAGCCTCTGAGCCTACCCTGATGCGCTTCTCTAGCGTGTTGCCAGCGAATGTTCTCTTCGTTGACTTCTTTTTAGGTGGAAGGGTGATTACTCCCTGACTTTTGAAGTGTTCAGCAATCATTCTTGCTTCCTCGATCCTGGCTGATTGGGTGACCTCTGGTTCTATCTTGTCCATGAATCCGATTAAATTGCGGATTCGTGATGGTTCGTTTAGTAGCGTCATTTTTTTTATTGGTTTAGTTTTAGTTGTGCGATTTGCAAAGCTAGTTTGCAATCTATTTGTTAGTCAGGTTCCCGTCTCGCCAATTCTTGGTAACATACTCTGCTACCCTGTCCTCAACTAGGTCGATCATGTCTTGATTCAATGCAACGTCTCCTCCGTCTTCGTCAGTTGCGCTAAGGATATCAATGTAGTCAATGACAAGATCAACCTCCTTGCGAACTCCAAGATCGTGAGAGAAGGAGGCATCTGCCTCGTAGGATGTGACCTCGGCTTCCACGGTGAACCAGTCGTATTCTGTCCGGTCCATCTCTAATTCTATTTTTACTGTGTATTCTTTCATGATGTGTGACGTGATGGTTAATGCGTGATATTTACGTTAGTCAAGTTCCCGTCTCTAAAGAAAAGAGAGAATTTAATGTCACCCTTTCTGGCTACGTTGCCAAGGGTAAAACCTTGAGACAAAAGCTCGTCTTGTTTTTGTTCGACTTCGTCAGTCCACACGAGCCATTCAATTTCGATTGCGTCTTCACCGCTGCGCGTCTTTGTTTTTGTTATTTTCATAATGGTTCCTTTAATTCGTGCCACTTGAAGCCCTGTGAGGCTCGTCACGGCGTTTTTGTTGGTTGTGAGTGTCTTTACACCACTTAAGCCCACTAGCGCGTTTTAAGGCATCTAGCAGGCTAGGTGGTTTGATGTTGCGATAGTCTGTGCTTACAATTCGTTCAAGTGGTCAGCAATCTCGCGCCAGTTTACGTCTGCTAGGAAAGCCCTTGCATAGTCTATCGCTCATGATTCACCTTTCACGTTCTCCCAGGAAAACTTAGCTCCGCTGGCTTCGCTCCATCCGTCGATAAGGTCGCGCGCCCACTCCGCATCGCTGCGAGCCTCTAGCAGCTTCTTTTCAAGCCATTCTATGTAGTCTGAGTTGCAATCAAACAAGGGGTGAACGGCATCGGGAAGCCCCGCAAGGCCAATAGCCTGCTTGAACTCCTCACGGGGAGAAAAAGTCGCTTCTGGACAACCCTCACCAGTCTCTTGTTTTAGTTCGGTTTCGGGCTTCGATGATTGGTTTTCGGTTTTCATAGTTTTTTCGTGGTTAGTGGTGAGGGTGCCAGAGCTAAACGTTATCATAGATGCTACCCACGACTTCGCAATGTTTATTGTGTCGCCAAGCAAATGCCGCTCCACCAGTATCGGGGCAGCAAAATACAGCGTTTTCGCCGAATATCCTTACAATGTCCACGCATTTAGTCCCATCTTCCGTGTCGTATGTTGCCCGAGGTGGATCGTTGAAGTCATATGACACCACAAAGCGAACAATGTCGCCTTCGTGTATTTCTTTTCCGTTTCTGTCCTTTAGGTTTATTGGTTCTTTCATAGTTCTATGTTTGTTTGTGGTTTAGTCTTTTTTGAGTAGGTCCAATGCGATAAAGTATGCCGCCGCGATGCTTGGCAAGCTGAAAATTAAGAGCATTGTGTATTGTGTAATGTTTTCCATAGGTTAAAAGGCGGTTTTTGACAGATCCGCAAACTGGTTAATTGGTTCTTAGTTAGGGAAAAAGGTATTTAGAGCATCGCTTACACCTTGCCCATTTGCTCCGGCTTGCATCATTGCATAGGCAAATATAGTTGCATTGCGCTTACTTCCCTTGCTGAGTCTTGTAAGCATTGCACCATATCGACCGTAATGGTTCCGCGTAGTTGGAATGCTTGCTTCCACTTCCTTTACAAACGGCGCAAAGTCTTCCGCCAGGTCCATTATGAGCTTTGTTTCTTTTTCTTTTTGAGTCATTGTCTTGTTTTTCCTTTCTTAGTATTTAGCTTTTTCGATTCTGCCATTGCTCAGGATTGTTTCGCCAGCGTAGGCAAATTTGATGGTCCACTTTTTAAGACCTAGTTTGCGAGCCGCAAGCCTAGCAAAGCCAGCTTTTCGCCAGGTTTTAAGGCAACCTTTTACATTGCCAAATGTAACGCCATTGCGCCATAGCCCATCGTTACAAAGCATTGCACCGTTTTCGTCATTGATGAGAAACACTGCACTAGGTTTTTTTCTAATTCTTTTCATTGTCTTGTTCCCTTTCTTAGTTTTTAGCTTTCTAGAATGTCAATCACTTCCCGCAATTCACTTGCGCTCAGGATAAATTTGTTCTTAACGCCCGCTTGCAACTCACTTGTAACTTTTGCCTTAAGTATACCGTATTTGCCGGCATTGTCTAAAAAGCGCAAATCTGTGTTGTCCATTGAATAGCAATCGGGAAGCGAGCAAGCCTCCTCAAAGTCACTTGCAATCACGGGAAAGGCTATTGATTGCCCGCGCTTTAAAGCTTGCTTATAGTGTTTAAACCTAGCCTTGCTCGTATCAGCATAGGAGAAAGTAAGGTGATAATTTGGCAACTCAAAGCGCTCAGGATCCTTAGTATAGTCATAAAACTGCACATCAGGAAAGGAGTTGATAATATTGTAGAATTCTAAATCACTTGTGCCATTTAGCCTTACAGAAAAGCGCTTCCCTTTCTTTTCAGCCCGCTTTTTAGCGCTTGCAATCTCTTGAATTAAAACCGCTTCGGCAATGTCTTTTCTGTATACAGTGAGCCAAGTTTTTACAATTCTAGAAACGGCAATTGTATTTTTACCTGCGCGCTCTTCGATCAATGCGTGCCCGCTTGCAACTAGGCAAGACAAACGGCAACCAGTTGAGGCAAATTTGCACACTTCAACTCCTGCATTTTTACCCGCGGCCAAATATAAGACAAGTGTATCGAAGTTTTCCTTTTTTCCTTTCTCAATCTTTTGTGAGCTATTTACGTCCGAAAAATAGCTTACTTCCAAATCTCTTAAAAGCTTTGCTTTACTTGTATAGGTATACCCGCGAAGCAAGCTTTCCACTTTTAATAGTATACCAAATTTTTTCGCTGGCTCAATTTCAATCAAATAAGCTTGTGCCAAATCTTTAATCGTTTCGTTTTCTTTTGTCTTCATAATGTTTTCCTTCTATTTAGTTTAGGTTTAAGATAAGGCTTCTTCATAAGTTAAGCCTTCCCAATAATTGGAACCAAAAATATTTTCAGTGCCAAAATATGCAACCAGGTCCGAAACCTTAATTGGAAAATAGGCTTCTTGCCGCTCACTTTCCGACATTCCAACAAAGCCGAGAACGCCTCTCATATCGCCTTCACTTATCCAATCAATGTCACCTTCGGAAAGATCGCAAGTTGAGAATTTATCATATTCTTCACCGTTATAGCTGATACCATAAATGAAAGTAAATTCACCGCTCTCTTTTTCTTTCCAAGCTAGTCCATGTTCCTTCAAGCTGATTTCCAAGTTTATGTCCATTCCTTCAATTTTATTTTCTGTTTTCATTTTTTTCCTTTCTTAGTTTGTGTTTAGTCTTCAATGATCGATTCCGGGAAGCAAAAGACATATCCCCTCTCTGTTCCTCCGTAAACCATCCGTGAAACATCCCATTCAAGGGCGTGCTTTTCCACTAAGCCTTTGACGGCTTCAAAGTGCACGTTAACTTCGCTTTTTGAGTGATCATAGGGCACTGTGGCACTCATTCCGCCAGCCGTTGCTTTGATGCGGGACCCGCGGGTGTTTGTTGCCGGTAGATATTTTGTTTCAATTGCTTTCATTTGTTTTCTTTCTGTTTAGTTTAGGTTTAGTTTAAAGGCGGTAAAGCTTTCGGGTGCCTACATTTTCACCCTTAACATAGAATTCTGCGATTGCTTGAACATTGTCGTATTGGATCCTAACTGATTGATTGTTTTGAATGCACAACAAGCGCATTTGCTCAATCCATTCTTTAAGAGTAGGGTTCGGCGTAGTGATTGCTTTCATTGTTCTGTGGTTCCTTTCTTTCTCGTTTAGTTTAGGTTTATAGCGTTGAAGGCTTAACAATTGCGGTTCGCTATGGAAAAGAAAAAACATGAAACCCCTTTTTGTGTAAAGCACTTTTTTATCAGTTTCTTATTCTTTTCTTCAAATACTTACAAAGCATTGCAATTCAGTAACTTATGAATGCACTTATTTTCATAAAGCCAAGTTATAGCACGTTATAAATGCCGGATTGAATCACTAAACCTACGTTAGAAACTTAAAACGTCAATTGAATGACAAGGCGAAACCTTGCCAATTTATTGTATCCATATTTTGAATACAGAAACTTGTATCCACCATTTGAATACATGGGGTATTGTATCCACCATTTGAATACAGATTGGGACTGTATCCATTCCACTAATACAGAAAAAATAACGCCTTCACGCTTGGACAAACCCTAACGTCACTAAGTATAGCTGAAGTCTAACGGTTGAAAGACCAGCCGAAAAACTACAGGCGGAAAAATTAGACAGGGGGGCGGGGGTCGAGAAAGTGCGGGCTGTCAAAGATATATATACATAAACTGCCCCTTAAAAAATTGGGACTCTTTCCGCGAGTTACCCGTTCCAACGTCAACGCAAGCGTTTCCTACGGGCACAGCTTCGCTTAAGCTAGAACCTTCATTTTGCTTGAGGTGGTGAGTTCGCATATACTCATCGGGTTCCACTTGTTACTTCTCCTTCATGGCGGCATCAGGGAGAAAACCACTAGACCAGAGGAGACCCCTAATTCCTTAGAGTTCTGCATCCTATTGGTCTGCCTATGACGTTGGCTAATCGGAGGACTTGGGCTACGTGCTAGGTGCTTGCTCCTTTGAACTAATTATTAGTATACAGTATCTGTAAAGTAATTCAAGTAAATTGGGCAAATTACTTGACTTTAATTATACTATAACGTATAAAGGGGTATGATTATAAACGACTTATACAATTCAACAAAAACGCAAGAAGTAATTTCAGTAGTAAGTAACGAGGAGGAGTGCAAGCTTATAGAGCTTCTGACCGAGAAAATGCTGAATGCCGAATGCTCTAATGATATAATGTCACTAGCTATAGCCTACGAAAAGATATGCTCATCCCAGAACGAGCGCACTAGGATTCTCTACGGGATCAAGGATCGTATGGAACTCTTCAATTCGTTGGACGAAGTTCACGATAATGGGTGAGAAGTCCGAGCTAAGAGTTCAAGAGGAACTCGCCCCAGAGTTGCTTGATCGCATGGAGGTAGACCTAAAGGGTATCCTAATGGATATTCAGAGTTACTGCAACCCGCACTCGCTTGCTAGGGTGAACCCAGTCAAGTGGCTAGAGGTAGCCTCAGAGCTATGTAAGGGGACACCTCCTACTAGGGTAGCCAATGAACTAGGTGCTAGATACAATGCTGTAGTTCGCATACAGGCTCAGTTAAGTGAAAGCCCGATTGCCCAGGACTTAAAGAGGGAGTTAGCTATCAATGCAGTAGAGAACTTGAACTTCAATGCAGAGATTGCTCCGCGTCTTAACTCGGCTATTATCAGTAAGTTAGATGCAGGAGAGGCGGATGAAGTAAGTCTGCCGGAACTTCTGAAGGCAAAACGCGAACTTGGGGTGGATACAAAGCTAACTCACGAAGTCCTATCTAGACTGCGTGGAGACAATATTCAGAAGATCGAGGTCACCCAGAAGACGGAAAGCTATGAGGATATGCTGGAGGCACTCAGAAAGGCACAGGAGCAGATACCCAAGAAGGCAGAAGTAATTAACATAGAGGACTAAATTAACATATACCCCGATCAGTCAGCATGAATATAACTCCGCACCCATTACTACCCCTACCCACCGAGGAGAATCTAGAAGTTCTTTACAAAACGGAAGGGGTAGAGCTTGTTCAAAAGCTACTAGAAGCTAGAGAGGAAAGAATAAGGCTATCCAAAGAGGATCCGCTTAGGTTCGGCTTCGAGCTAACTAGCTGGCAGAGGATACGAGAAGTGCTGAAGGATTACTATGAGGTTCTTGTGCTGGGTGGAAACCGAGCGGCTAAGACCACAGGAATAGCAAAGATAGCTATGGAGTCCATTACTGAATGCACAGATGGGCACATTGTTCTTTTCAGCCAGAACGCAGATACTTCAGTCAAGGTTCAGCAGGCGGCTCTATGGGAGTATATGCCTAAGGAGTTCAAGAAGAAGACCAAGGGAATTGAGGGATACATTAACTACTCCATGCAGAATGGATTCACTGGGCAGTCATTCATCTTCCCTGACACAAGGACTCGCGTAGACTTCAAGACCTATACACAGTTCAGCAATAACCATACAATCCTAGAGGGATTTGAGTTCGGGTTCCCAGACATGGGCAATGACCCAAGGAATATAGGGATCCTTAATGATGAATATCTAGGTGACGCTACGTTAATCAATACACAGAGATTCCGTTTAGCTACACGTAACTCTAGACTGATTACTGCATTTACTCCTATCGATGGGTTCACTCCGCTTATTGCTGAGTATATGAAGAATGCACAGACTCTAGAGACTAGGCAGGCAGAACTGCTAAACGGTCAAGAAGTTCCAGTTAAGCAGTATAGCATAGAACGGGATGCAGGAATAGTTTACTTGCACTCCGATGAGAATCCATTTGGTGGATACGAGCGCATTTCACATACCCTACAGAACGCAAGTAAGGAGGAGATACTTGTTCGGGCTTATGGTGTTCCAGTTAAATCACAGACAACTCTATTCCCAGATTTCAACACTAACGTCCACGTAATCAAGGACTTACCAGAGATCAGCAAGAAGACGCATACAGTTTACCAGGTAGTTGACCCAGCAGGTGCTAGGAACTATGTAGCTATCTGGGCGGCTGTAGACAAGCAGGGATTCGTTACTGTGCTCAAGGAGTTCCCAGAAAGGGACGCTTATGGCGAGTGGGCTGTGTTCGGCGAACCGAGGTGGAAGTTCGGTCCAGCTTCCAAGAAGTTAGGACTAGATGTGCAGGGATATATTGATGAGTTCAATCTTATTGAACAGGATCTAGGGGTAGAGGTCTTCGAGCGAATAGGGGACTCCCGTTTCTTTGCTAAGGAAAATGAGAACAACACAGACCTATTTGAAGCATTTGCAGAAAAGGGAATGTTCTTTGTTCCATCTAGTGGAGCGGACATTGACACGGGTATTACTGCACTGGACGGCTGGATGAAGTATAACCCCAATGCAGAACTGGACTCAGCCAATAAACCAATTCTACAGATCCACGAATCCTGTGGGAATCTAATCAACAGCTTAATTAACTGGGGTAATAACGGAAAGAAGGACGAAGCACTAAAAGACTTTGTTGACCTTATTCGCTATCTGCGAATGGCGAATGATGGTTACGGACCAGACTTTGTTAGTGACTACTCCATGAAAACTACCCGCAAAAACCAAGGAGGTTACTAATGCCAAAAAAACTACTTAAAGATATAGCCGAGGAATATGACATTTCCTTTAAGGATGCCAAGGAGTTCTGCTTCGATTACCTAGAAGAGGACATGATAACGGGCAAGGGTCTAAGGACTTGGATCAGTGATGCTGGTCAAGCAATCCTGGACGATGCCATTCCTATGCCTACAATTCACAGAGGTAAGGTTGTTGGGCAGTGCCCTAACCCTTTACGCTTGTGGGTTCTAGATAGGGATCGAATGAGAAAGGTCGTTGTTCGTATACCAAAGAAGATGGAGGGGAAACTGCTTGGTAAATTAATATACTTCGAGGAAAATCACAATCAGCCAGGAGTAACTTACACTTGGGTGCATAGAGGAAAACTAGCTTGATGCTTATGATAGAATAAGTATTTGCGACCAATTATGTCTAAAGATTCAATTTCAGAAGAGCTTACCTATGTAGGCAAAGAACCTAATGTTAAAAGTCTGCGATATGCATACGATCAGACTGTAACAGAACTTGAGGCATATTTTGATTTATGTCGCACATCTTATGATGATCGCCGTAACTGGTGGCCAGGTAAGAGCCGAGATCTTCGCAAGCATGGGGCTGATGCATTCCCGTGGGAAGGTGCGTCCGACATGGAGTCCCACCTTATTGACGAGCGAGTCACTAAGCTTGTTTCTTTGTTCGTTTCCTCACTTAGCCGTGCTAATGTAAGAGCATTCCCCGTTGAGATGGGAGATATTGCACGATCAAAGATTGTATCTAATTTTATGAAGTGGATGGTTTCGTCCGGCTACATTCCCCGATTCCGCAGGGAAATGGAGCTAGGAGCAAACTATCTGCTGGAACGTGGCATTCTTATTACGTATATAGGCTGGCATCGGGAAGATCGCCGCTTTTTGCAGAAGCTAAATCTTGAACAGATTATTCAAATATCTCCAGAACTTGGCGAATCTATTGCGTCAGGTGAGGAGGATGAAACAATCATTGAACTACTTAAGGCATCCTTTGACGGCGTTACTGACAAAAAGGCTAGACTCGCTCTCAAAAAACTACGAAAAACCGGTGAGGCAGAGCTTCCTGTAGTTCGTCGTCAAGTGGATGCCCCAGAGGTTAAGACTCTAGCCCCAGATGGGGACTTCATGTTCCCTCCCTATGTAACAGACCCACAGCGAGCACCTTACTGCTTCTGGAGGACTTACTACACTGCACAAGAACTTCGCAATAAAGTTTCCACTGACAATTGGGATGAAGACTTCGTTGAGCACGTAATTGAAAATTTCCGTGGTGTTAATATCGACAGCATCGAGCGTGAGCAAGAAGGTCGCCGCTCAACTAGCCTAACAGACAATGCTTACGAAGCTAACGAGCTAATTGAGTTAGTTCATGTATATCAACGACTTATCGATGAAGAAGATAATTCAGAGGGTATTTATGAAACAATTATCCACAAGAACTTCGACACAGAGAAAAGCACTATACAGCCCTATGCGAAGTTCGAGCTAATGAATGGATACGAGGACTACCCTGTGGTAGTTACTAAGCTTTCAGAGGACTCTAAGCGTCTCTATGACTCAAGCACAATCCCAGATGTCCTTCGCGGAATACAGCACCAAGTAAAGATTGAGCGTGATTCACGAATTGACCGCAACAGCATTGCGACACTTCCTCCAATCATGCACCCAGTCGGACACTCTCCATCGGATTGGGGTCCAGGTCGCATGATTCCATATCGCCGTAAGGGTGAGTTCGAGTTCGGCCCAACCCCAGCCTACAACAGTGGCTCGGTTGAAATGGAGCAAACTATGGAGCGACAAGCAGATGCTATGGTTGGGTTAGATTACGACGATCCAATTAGCCAGATGCGCCGTCAATTCCTTGTTGATAAGTTCCTCAGTCATACAGCAGAAGTTCTTCGGATGGCGTATCGATGCTTCCAGAGATTCGGACCGGATTCTATTTTCTTCCGAGTAACAGGCTCGCCCGACCCACAAGTCTTTGATAAAGGCAACCCAGATGAAAACTACGATATAGTAATAAGTTATGATGTTCTCAACTCAGATCCAGAAGCTCAAGAAAATAAGCTCAACCAGCTTGTCTCGCTTACTCAGTTGGATAGAAACGGAAGGATCAGCATTGATAGATTGCTGGAAGTTGCTGCAAGCAGCATTGATCCAACCCTTGCTGACTCTATTCTCCAACCTTCTGAAGAAGCTCAAGAGCAAATTGTTAAGCAAGTAACTGACGATCTCTCTAAGATATTCGCGGGCATTGAAATGCCAGCGCGTCCTAATGGAGCACAGATTGCCTTGCAAATTATTCAGGAGTATGCACAACAACCAGATGTTGCGGCTCGTTTACAGCAGGATGAATCATTTGGTGCAAGACTTCAG